TGTCACGAATGGTCTTGCGTATATTGCTGAATAGCTAGGTGGACCGACACTCTCTCTTTTTTTAAATGCAAGGGGGTGCATTGTTTTTTAATATCAATGTGCAAGCTATAACTGCACTAGGTTCCCTTCTCTCTATACTACCCCCCTTATTATCTGAACAAACTTGAATACCCTCTCAGTTATTTTTTTTCCTGTGTATTTTTTCCTTGACAAACCTTTTTTCATATACTATACTAATAGAATGATAACGGAGAAAGAACATGTTTACATTATTGAAGTGGGCTTTATATGTGGGTTTATTATATGTTGTTACCATGTCTGTTTATGCATGGCTTCTCTACGATGCTTTAAACTAAAGGACTGAGCAGATGAAATATGTTTGGAAGAATGGCGAGGATGAAAAACTCTTTCGTGTTATAAGTTGCATCTGCGGGAGCAACATCGATGATTGGAGTGGTTCTACGCTTGAGGTGGCGTTAGAAATATATCGACATCAAAATAATCCAAGTGGTACTATTGGTGCATTAATGCAACGTGTTAATTATGCTCGATGCAAAAATCAATTAGCATCATATTACCGAAAACGGGGTATGCACTATGCATTTCATCAAGTCATGTGTGGTCTTCTGGCAGCAGACATTGTTAAATATCCAGATATAAGTTCTAGACTAAACGGTTAATTTTATGATAAGAGGAGTTGCTATGAGTAATTTTTTGAGAGACATTGCGAAGTTAAATGAATACGGAGCCATTGTCGATGATGGTGTAGAGGCAGGAGATGTTTCTACCTTTATTGATACGGGGAGTTATATCTTCAATGCATTGCTGAGTGGCAGTGTGTATGGGGGATTGCCTGCGAATAAGATTACTGCGATTGCGGGTGAGTCTGCAACAGGTAAGACATTCTTTCTTATGGGTATGGTCAAGAGTTTTCTCGACAGTGATCCAAATGCGGGTGTCATATTCTTTGAGAGTGAAAGTGCGATTACAAAGCAGATGGTAGTTGACAGGGGAATTGATTCAAAGCGTATGGTAATCATGCCCGTGACAACTGTGCAGGAGTTTCGCACACAATCTCTCAAGGTGCTTGACAAGTATATGGAGACGGATGAGTCTGAGCGACAACCTATGTTCATGTGTCTCGACTCACTTGGTATGTTATCTACCACCAAGGAAGTTGAGGATACTGCTGAAGGTAAAGAGACTAGAGACATGACACGGGCACAGGTTCTCAAAGCGGCGTTTCGAGTTCTGACATTGAAGCTTGGTCGGGCGAAGGTTCCGATGGTGTTAACAAACCATACCTATGATGTGGTTGGAAGTATGTTTCCACAGAAAGAGATGGGCGGCGGAAGCGGTCTAAAGTATGCTGCGAGTAGTATCATTTATCTTAGCAAGAGGAAAGAGAAAGAAGGTACTGAGGTAATCGGTAATATCATTCACTGTAAGAACCATAAGAGTCGATTGACCAAAGAGAATAAGATGGTTGATGTTAAGTTAACTTATGATAAGGGTCTTGACAAGTATTATGGCTTGTTGGAGTTAGCAGAGAAGTATGAAATCTTCAAGAAGGTGAGTACACGATTTGAGTTGCCAGATGGCAGTAAGCAGTTTGGTAAGACAATTCTGAATGACCCCGAAAAGTATTTCACTGAGGATATCATGCATCAGTTGGACCTTGCAGCAGATACAGAGTTCAAGTATGGCTGATACTGAAACACTCTACTCTCTTAATTACATTGCTGGTGAGTTACTGAATATAGACAGGAAGTCTATTGGTGAGATGGTTCTACGGAGCTATCTTGCCGGTAACAACATGGACAAAGATGAGTCTAGCATTCGTAATGAAGATATCCGTATTGACTATAATGATGATATCAAACAGTTGGTGTTGTCATTACAGTCAGAATGGAAACAACAAGTCTATGAACAATACGGTGTCAATGATAAAAACATTGAACTGTATTGGGAGAATGATCCAAACGAAGCGTTCTGGGCTGTGGTGCATAACAAAGGTGAAAGTACAAATCTACACAGTCATGAAAGTCATGATAACTATGCAAGAGGTCCACATGTGAGTGCAGCGTTCTGGGTTCAAGTCCCAGAGGATAGTGGTGATTTTGTTTTTCGTTACAAACCAAATCCATATATTGTTGCCAATAAAGTTATCAAAGCAAAGGATGCTGGATTTTTATTGTTCGACAGTACGATGGAACATTTTGTGACAAAGAACTGTAGTGACGGATTTAGAATTGTTATTAGTATGAACTTTAAAATTGTTGATGTGTAAGGAGTTTAAGTATGGCTAGTTCAGATATAGATTTATATTACGGACTAAATATTTCAATGAGTCTGATTAAAAAATGAGTAATATCGACATAGATTTCTGGTGCAGAGCATATGATGGTTTTCTTTCTCCTTCAGATTGCGAAGAATATATTGAGAAGTATGAAGAGACTTTGCGAGTTGATGAAGAAAGATGGAAAGAGGTAAGCTTATGCTTCACGAAGGATGGCGGTAAAAATCCTACATGTGGTAACTGTGGTTGTGACCGTCTTGGTCCTATGGAGTTTGACAGATTTAGTCATCTTAATGAAACTCTGATATACAAGTTGCAAGAAGGAATTGCAAGGTATGTCAAGGATTGTAATATTGACAAAGTTCAGTGGCCAACGAATATCGGGTGGGAAGAACTAAGAATCAAAAGGTTCAAAGTAAATGAAGAAGAGAAACATGGATTAGATAACCATGTTGATGTTTATTCTCATGCTCATGCAAAAAGATTTCTCTGTTTGATGGTCTATCTTAATGATGACTTTGAAGAAGGAGAAACTTACTTTCCATTGTTCGATGCAAAAGTGAAACCAAAGCAAGGAAGATTGTTTATCTTTCCCCCTACATGGAACTACATTCATAGGGGTAACCCTCCTTGTAGCCCCTCTAAAAGAGGTGCCAAGTACTTTGTAATGACCCATCTAAACTATATGGATTTGAGTGCTGTTAATGAAGGAACAAAGTTCACTGAAAGAGAAGTTGCTGCATATGATCCAAATACAAAGAATATGACAAAGGAGCAATTATCATGGCCGAAAAATTAAACTTCTATACAAGACTCTATGATAATTTCTTGGATGATGAAATGTGTGATGCTTATGTTGCAGCATTTGAAGAGACTATGGAGAAAGATGCTGAAGCGGTAACGAATGCAAGTGTATCAAATATTGCAACATATGGATCGAAATATGGTTGCAGTGGTCCTGTTCGTCCTGATGGTCATCAGATTTGTGGTAACTGCAACTGCCAACGTATGAACCCAATGAAGTTTGATAGGTTCGATCATTTGAATAAGTTAGCTATGAAGAGTTTTATGGACGTTGTGGAAAAATATCGTGTGGACACAATGATTCAAGATTGTCAGTGGCCATCTGATATATTATGGGAAGAGTTTCGACTGAAACGATTTCTTGTTGGTGATGGCGGTAAGGATGCAGAGCAGTTTGGAAATCATGTAGATATCGAATCTCATGCTCATGCAAAAAGAGTGCTCATTCTTATGGTTTATTTGAATGATGATTTTGGTGGTGGTGAAACCGTGTTTCCTCATTATAGTGATTCAGTCAAACCCAAGAAAGGCAGTATTTTAATGTTTCCTCCCATGTGGATGTATTTGCACAGAGGTAATCCAGTACTTGCGCCTGGTTATGCAAAATACTTTTTAATGACATATTTGAACTATGAACCAATACAAAATTAAATTCTTAGAAGATAAACTGATTGATTATATTGGGTTTGCACCGAAAGTTGTAATGGATCATCTTGTCGGTACTGCTGTTATTCTTAAAGAGTATGGTGCCCCAGATTATCTTGTTGATGCTGGGTTGTTTCATTCAATTTATGGTGAGGAATCAAGTAGAAACGTGCCAAAAAATATTTACTTGACAAGAGAGGAATTGGTTGGTATAATAGGGAAAGATGCAGAAAAGATTGTTTTTGAATTTTCCTGTATAGAATCTCCAAGAACAGAGAACATATTTAATTATCCAGAAAGTCAATTAAAAAAAGACTTAATCTTATTGGATAGAGCAAATAGTGAGCAAATGAGTGGCTAGTGTTGTAAGTATAAACTTTAATATTATCTAAGGAAAAAGATTATGATTGGTGAAACTGTAAAGTTTAAAGACTATTGTAATGAGATGTATACAGCTAAGATAGTTGGAATCTTTTCTGACAAATATGAAAGTATAAAGTTTGAGAATGAAAGGTTCTGCTATTGGTCGAAGAAGGGTAAGGACTATCGAAGGGTGAAGGAAAAGGATATCAATTCTCTTTACCTTGAAGTAGAATCGTCTCGGGGCAAAACTGATTTTATCACATTGGATGAAGTTATTACCTAAATATAAAACCATGATTAAATATCGAGTAATAGAAGAGCAAATCTTGGAAGAAGGTTTGTCTTACAATGATGCGATCACAGTGATGGATATTCTAAATGAGCAGGGCAAAGTAGTAAGAATAGAAAAATATAACCTGCCAGCTAGATTAGGCCGAGACCCTGACCTACATTAATCCTTATAAATAATTACACATATATGTGAGGATTATAATGACACAAGATTTTATGGGCATGGACGGGTTTCTCTGGTTTGCTGGGGTTGTCGAAGATAGACACGATCCTCAGAAAGCCGGAAGAGTCCGTGTTAGATGTATTGGTTTACATACAGATGATTTAGATGCTCTTCCAACAGAAGACTTACCGTGGGCACAAGTTATGGCTCCAACGGACACTCC